TTCGACCTCCTCGGCTGTTTGGGCGGCATCGATACGGGATAGCAAGCCGTCTGTCACCTTGCCGCACTGCTCCGAATAGTCCGCTATTTCGTCAAGAGCAACCGTTAAGATATTCGAGGCGTAAAGATGACCGCCTACTTCGACTTCTTCCTGCCGGCTACACTTATCTTTCAGACGAAGCGTATCACCGGCATAGGCATCCTGTTCGTCGATGTAGTAATGATGGATGTCTTTGTCGTAGATTTCCTGCCGTTTGGCATCACGGGCACGCCAGAGCAATTCTTCCGGAGTCGGTTCAGGTTCTGGAGTGGGCTGCATATGCCAACACTCCAACGGGGTTGCATCCGGATGTTCGTTGTGGTACTGTTCCTGTTCTTCTGAGAGCGGAAGATAAGCCCCAACCTCATAATCGTCTATATCTGTACTTATGAGATAGGAATCAGGAAGTTTTACTTTCGTTTTCCAAAAATTAATGTCTTTATGAATGTATATCATATTGCTATTCTTAATTGTGATAATATAAACAAATTATACCCTGTCCTCCTTTTCCTCCTTTACGTGACAGACCACCACCTCCTCCGCCACCAGCTCCAATGCCACCATTTCCGCCATTCGTAGGATTGCTTGACCCTGAATTTCCACCATTTCCACCTGATTCAAGACCTGCCGCCCCACCACCTGCTCCAGATCCATCCGAACCAGATCCGTTCGAGCCTTTCCCCGAAGTTCCACCTCCTCCAAATAGGCCAATGGGAATAAGTACATTGTTATATTTATATCCTGTACCACCTTGATAAGATTGACTATTTCCACCTTTATAACCGCCCATACCATCTGTATTACTTACACTGTTTCCACCGGTCATTCCTGACGATGAATTTCCATTACCCGACATAGATGCGCCTGAACCACCAGCATAACCGTAAGAACCATTCCAATAACCAGGAGAGCCTCCACCATTATTACAAATCGCGATATCGGAAGATGGGTTTTCTACCAACTTTGATAGAATGGTATATATACTGTCTGGTATTTTAGAGCCATTACCAAGCCCTCTTGCTCCCTCACTATTACCTCTTTGCCCTCCAGCACAGATTATCGTATCCCCGTTTATTTCAAGAGTTGTACTATCCCCATCAGTTTGTGCATTTACAGGCTTTGCAATTTTACAAGTCAAAGTTTTCGGTAGCAAAGAGATTTTTATATTACGAGCAAATGCTATTGTTCCAGAAGCTCCACCGCCACCACTGTTTGTGCCACCTCCGCCGCCACCTCCAACGATTAGCAAATCCACAAACTTATATTTTTTCTCTATTATATAATTCTGTTGGATACCTAAAGGACTTACCAGCTTTACCAATTTAGGCACTGTATTATATAGATTACCTGATATCAATCTACGTTTCATCTCTTCCTGTTTTGAATTATACCCTAACTACTATTATCCCGTGTTCTTTCTTCAAGGATACACCTGTCGGTTTCCCGTTCGGTAACGTTACACTTGATTCCTCGGACTGCCAGCCAGAACCATTAGGGACCGGTTGGTCAAAGTCCGACCCGGAACTGTTCAAGATCGACAGATAGAATTCCTGCATTTCCGGTACGCTGGCGATATCGGCAAAGTTGATCGCTTGCGGGGATTTGCTTGTGTATTTGAAGCGAAGGTTATACGGTGATGACGGAAGAGCCGCCAGAGACTCGACATCGACATACTCTTTCAACCTCAAAGAGTCCGATATCTTCGTTTTCTCTTCATTGCTGTAATTATTGTCGGTATGGACATAAGCAGCGTCCTTGACCGTATGGTCGTCATTCTGTAACTGGGATAGCCTTGTCGGAATCGCCTGCTGAACGTTTGTGATGCTCTGGTTCAGCCCGGCGATGATCCCTTGCAACGTCTGTGTGTCCTCTACGTTGGCAAGGAAAGCGATGATCTCGTTAAATGACTCGATGGCACTCGATGCGTCACCCGAAACGAGCGTGTTGACTTGCTGCTGCAAGGCTGTCAGCGCGTTCCTGATTTCCGTGTCGTCGTAGCTTTCCCCGTCCTGTCCTTCGGCTACCACACCCGTATCCTCTTCGCCTATTTTCCAATGCTTGGTTTCCGGATCGATCGAAGGAACCGGAGCATTGTTTCCCCGAAGGTTCGGGGTGTCGAACTTACCTTCAGCCGTCGTGATCGTCAGGATATAGGTCGTGGCATCATTCGTTTTAACCGTGACCTTCACCTCCTGCATGACGGCCGGCAGCTGGGCAAACGTATGAACGCCATCAGCCAGCTTCATGTTGAATTTACCGTTTTCCAAACGTTCAAATAACCAGACTGATGCAGGATAGACGGTTACGTTATCGGCCCATTCGGCGGTCGTCTGTTCGATCTGTTGATAAATAAATGCACCTTTCTTACTCATTGCTCAAATATCCTTGTTTTATCGTTCGTACTGATTCATTGTAATAATTGGCTCCTGTCAGATAAACATTACCGGGCAAGGCTGTACCGCTGCCGGATTCCTTCCACGAAGCTTTTCCCCCGGCAAGATCATAAAGCCGGTAGAATACATATTCGCCATCTTCCGCTACACGCACTTCGTCGCCGATACGAAAGTTGATGGTTGTACCGTCGGTATTGACATAGCTCAATGTCTCGGCAGTCGGTGCCATATCCAACGTCGGGATCTCCGGTTTGTTCTTGATGTAGTTCTTATTGACAGGATCGATAACGTTCCAGTCGGGTTGCAGTCCACTGATGACTCCTTCGGCGGCTTCGGCTGCACGATTGGCGCGGTCGGCGGCTGTGTTGGCCTTGCCGGTTGCGACTATGGCATCTTCCTTTGCTGTATTAGCAGCCAAAGCAGCCGTATCCGCCAGTCCTGCCTTTTCATTGGCCAGAGTAGCGGCAACATTGGCTGTATTTGCCGCCTTGTCTGCATTTTCTTTTGCCGTGTTTGCGGCCAAAGCTGCATCCGTCGCCGATTTTGTAGCAGTCTCGGCAGAAGCTATGGTATCATCCGCACGCTCTACAGCCGCATTAGCATTTTCAGCGGCAGTTGTAGCCGAGGATGCTGCTTCATTCGCTTTATCCGTTGCGGTATTGGCATTTAATGTTGCCGTGTCAGCCTTTGCTGCTGCATCATTGGCCTTTCCTGCGGCTATATTGGCTTCAACAGTTGCTTTATCTGCTTCTTCCTTTGCCATATTGGCTGAAGCTGCTGCGGTATCGGCATTCTCGGCTGCGGTATTGGCTATACCGGCTTTTTCCTCCGCCAATGCAGTGGCAGCAACAGCCAATTTGGTCGCTGCATCAGCATCTCCGGCAGATTGAGTTGCTTGACCAGCTGCGGCATTTGCTAAAGCTGCGGCATCATTTGCAGCCTTGGTTGCCGCCTCTGCGCTCACTTTTGCGGTGTTTACATTCGATATAGCAGTATTAGCTTCCTCCTTAATTTGGGACATCTGTTCACGAACCTCTTTTGCCGCATCCGTTGCCGGCTTCATAAGTTCGGCCTTATCAGTCTCTGTCAGATCAGAAAAATGCAGTTTCAAATGATCCACTTCTGCTGGTGTCAGATCGGAAAACTTCATTTTCAATTCTTCACGGTCGAAAATATCCACGTATGCACTATCCGGCTCACCTTCGTATTTCATTTGAAGCGTACCGTTCAACTTTCGAAAAACCGGCTTCTCTCCTTTCGGCCCACGAATTTTCTCAATTTCCAACAGATTCTGCCAAGCTCCATTAGCTCCTTGTTTCCAAAGGATGTATTTATCGTTTATCCCTAAAAACGCACTAAGGCCGGGATCGCCCTGTTTACCTTTCATTGCAGAGGGCAAAGCACGCTTAGGTCTCCCACCCTGAATGATCAGGATCATATCATTATCGGTTATTGTTCCGGCTGCCGGAAGCAAATTAGCCCTGATTATTTCAAATTCTTCTGCCATATCAATTGAAAACTATTATTCTACCTTGCTCATCTGCCAATAACCCCAAATCCGGATCTTTCAGCACACGGTAACGAACATCACCGCCGGCATCTATCCAACTCACCACGGGAGCAACAACAGAAATAGTGAATCTTGCTCCTATCCGGTTCTCCTGCCAGACTTCCACAGAAAAGGACGGGCAATCAGTATAGTACACCTGAATGATACCATCCAACGTCTTAATATATAATTCCTGATTTCCTACACCGGATATCTGGCTAAAGAATGCCCGATAATTATTCAGAAACTCTTCCACACTGCCGGCCAACATCCAAAGGGACAGTTTTATTTCCCGATGCAGGGTTTTGATTGTCGAAAGGTCTACCGTACGGCCATCAGTGAACGGCGCCTTAACCGCAGGATATTTCAAGATGTCCTCCTGGTTATCGTCCGATCCTATACCGAAGTCTGCAAAGTCTATCCCATTAATCGCATACTGCCCGCGAAGCCCGATACCGCCGGCCGGAGTTGCCGGATAAATGGCATGATTGTCCTCGACAAAAGAAAGTTCAAACACAGATACGTTCTCCCCTGCATTAAATGGCACAGGCTGTTCGTGAGAAGAGCCGACATTGAATCGTAAGCGGTTGGTCATACCGGCAATAAGATTGAATTCCCGATAGCCCGGTGCGGACAGATCAGCAACAAACTTTCTATACCCAGACCAGAACTGCTCAAGCGTTTCTGCCTTCATGAGGAATTTCAACTTGACGGTCTTAGGTTCGAACTCCACAACCGAGAGATCGGGATCGATTCCGTCGGCTTCCGCCCAGTTGTTATATTTGACTGCCTTACGTTTGGGGTATTTCAGAAGATCATCAAAAGAACCTTCCAATAATTTACATCCCCATTCAGTATATACGTCTTTTCCATCTATTGTCATAATACACGTGCTGTATGGTCTTTATGAGTTATTACCTTACCGCCAGCGTTCTTTACGAACACCACGGCATAGTTACTCGCATGGATCTCGGCTTCCGCCCCGTGCATCAGGATCACGTTGTAGCGGCCGATCGTATCAAAATGAAGGATTGCCTTGGAACCGGCCAAGAATACCTTCACCGGATTCGTCAGTTTCACGTCCGTCTCGATATAGATTCCCATGCTTTCGGCCTTCTTGCCCCGGAACTCTCGTAATTGTTCCATAGACGGGAAATTATTCTTCGTGCAGAACTCCGTACCCTGCGGTGTCAGCAGAAGGCGCATAAGCTCTTCTTTGTTTTCCGTGCCATGCAACAACCGGCAGGCACCTAACCGGTTTGCTATCTCAAAAAACTCTTTATCCATAATGCTACATTTTTACTTTTACGTTAATAGTACCTTCCAAGGCATCAACCGTGCCTCTGGTGTTCTCCGATATCTTACCGGCAACCTCTTTGATCTCTTTCGTATTCTCGGCGATCCGATCGGTATTCTTTTCCACTTTATCTGATAGTTCGCGGATGGCCTTCACATCTTCCCAACCTCTGGATTGCATATCATAGATCAGCTTCATTTGTTCCCGGATCGGTTGCATACTGCCGCGGATGTCTTCCAACAGGGCACGGACGGCCCCGGTCTGACCGGCCAACAAGTTTATGCTTTCTTGAGAGGCTTTGGCATGTGCGCCTTTCAGGGTATTTTCGGATATATCTTCTTCTTTCTCCGGCTCTTCCACCTTATCTTTCATTAGGCTATCAGCCCAACCGAACTGCCTGTCAATCTCCTTTTGCAGTTCTTCCGCCATATTATAGATATAATCCTGTTCCCAGCCGGAAAGGACATTGTCGGCATAGAACTCCTTCAGCTTGTCACGAATCTTCTCCATTGCACCGGAAGATTCCGTTGCAGCCTTGATGGATTCTGTGACCATCTGGCGCATCATCTTTTTGACAGTATCCTTTGCCGATTCTGCCCGGTCTTCACCGGAAGCCCACGCTTCGGCTTGTGCGTTAGCGAAGTTGTCAATGGCGGATTTCAGGTCTTCACCGAAGATAGCGTCCACGGCCTTCTCCTTGTTGTCCGCTATGACGTCGTTGATTTCCTCGATTTGTTCCTGCCACTCCTTGATACGGCTGTCATCAGTTTTTTTCTTGTCCTGTTCCTCTCTGATCTGTTGCTGGATAAGGATCTTCTGTTGCTCCAGCAGCTTGTTGTTCTGCTCAATCATTTTGGAAGCATCCTTTGAATAGGCCTTCTCGATTGACTTTTCCAACTTACCGTAAGATTTATCCAATGTATCAATTTGATCCTGCAACCGCTGGATACGTTTCTCGTTCTTCTTGTCATGGATTTTGGCGATGGCACCGGCCAAAGATGTAACGACACCAATGGCAGCACCGGCAGACGCACCGAGTGGACCGAACATGGAACCGGCTTTCGCACCGTTCATTGCAGAACTTACAGTGTCCATAGCCACACTGAAACCTTCAGCTATCCCACCGAATACACCACCAAACGAATCTCCGAGCTTCGAAAACGTGTCAGAGAGGAACTGTCCGGTCTGCATAATTTCACTCATGCCCTCTTCTATTTCTGCCAAACCTTCTTTTAACTTCCTGGCATCACTTTCAGAGATAAAGACTTTTTTCAGGCCATTTGAAACTTTATTAAAAGAGGTTTCCATTTGGTCGGCTTCATGGCGGACATTGGCTATTTCATCCTTGATGGCCTTCAACTGATCCGGTGATTTGCGAAGCACATCAAACTGTTCTTTGGTAATACCGAATGAATTATCAGAGGAATATTCCCCTCTTTCAAGAAAAGACAAGAATTTTTCTGCTTCATCCGCAATGGCACGAATAGAGGTGATATTCTTTTTACTCATATCATCAAACAGCCGGGTGATGATGGAGGTGCTCTTTTGGGCTTCATTATCCACGTCCGCCAGCTCTTTCTTCATACCTTCTGCAAGGGAAAGCCGTTCACCTTCTGTTGTGGCCCTTGCTATCTTCTCATTATAAAGCTCCGTGATAGCCTGACGCTTTTCCAAATATGAACCATATTCTTTCAGGTATTCGTTCATGGCGCGTTTCTCTTCCTCCAGTTGTTCCTTATTCACATTGGAGGTCGATTGCTCTCGTTTAACGTATGAATTGACCAAAGCGGTATGAATCTCGACCGTCTGCTCTTTGCTTAGTTTGCCGCCTTGCGCGTCTTTCCACTCTTTCTCTTTGGCGAGTATGGCTGCAATCTCATTGTCATAATCGAGGTTTATCTGGGCGATCTTCTTGTCGGAACCTTCTTTCATCAGGTCAATTTCGGATTGCTGGTTTTGACGACGGAGGGATAAAAGTTCGTTATGAATCGTTTTTTGCTGTTTGAGTTGCTTATCCGCCTCTTTCTTTTCTTGTTTTTCGCGCTTGGTCGAATCAGAATATTTGTCTATTTGCGTTTGCGCCTCTTGTATCTGTTTTGTATACTTGCTCCAATCTTCAGAGTTCTTTTTTGATACATCCAAGGCATTACGAGCAGCTTCTGCATCCTGTTTCTGCTTCTCCCAATAGGATTTATTCTGTACAACAGAGATACTATTCCTCGTTAATGAATTGATCTTTCCTGTTGTCTCATCTATCTGCTTATTCAAAGCATCAAGCCTGATACTACTAATGATATCAGGAACACCCACCCACACAGAAGCTATATCCTCTGATTCCGTCAAAGTTTTATCAAGTTCATCCCTTTCCTCGATAAGTTTTCTTTTCACATCCTCATAATGCTTAACCTTCTCTTCAACAGGAGTGTTAGCCTCCCATTGGGCTTCTTTTATTTTATCTATTTCTTCCTTATGGAGTTTTGCAAGATTATTAGCAGTATCAAGTTGCTTATTAAGTCGTTCTACATCATGAATCCATGAATTACCAGATTTATTGTACGGAGAAGATTCTGTCTCTTGTATTTTCTTTTTAAGGTCCTCTATTCTTTTCAGATCAGCCTCATAAGCCTTAACCGCATTGTCTATTTCTCTCTTCTCATTGACAGATGATAACATCTTATTTTGCTGATCCTGAGGCAAATTCTTAAACTCTTCGAGACTCACATTTCCAAGTTCGGGAAACAGTTTTATCAGCTCTTTGTATGCCTTAACCTGCGAATAAACAGATTCAGTCTCACTATTTATTTTTGAAATCAGACTGTCTGTTTTAGAGGTAAGTTCCTGTTTCCTGTGCGCGGCTTCTTCTTGTTCTTTATTAAGTTGCTTTTGGGCTTTCTCGACAGCGGTTGTACTATCATGAAGAACCCACATAGTAGCGGTAAAACTGGCTACGATGGTGGCAAGTAAAACATAAGGATTAGCTTTCATTGCCGCATTTAAAGCCAATTGAGCGACAGTCTGCGCTTTTGTCATAATTGTTTGGATTCCTTTTGCGGCCGCATCTACCCTTGCGGCAACAGCCCAACTACGAGTTAATGTAATACTGGCTATCAAAGCAGTCCGATAAACTCCATAAGTAGCAGCCAACCCAGCCAATACCTTACCTATCGTTTCATAGTTTTCTATCAACGAAGTGGTTGTTTGGATACCCTTAATTATGACACCCTCCGATTTCTGCCCCAATTCATTGAATACTGAATCCATCGCATCTTGCATCATGGATAGCTGACCGTTGATAGTTTTTGAAGCGTTCTCGGACATATTATAAAATTTACCACTTGCCGAAGTAGCATCTATAAACGCCTGTTGTACCATTTCTGCGGAAATAGCCCCCTTAGACATCTCATCTTTGAGCGCAGCAATAGATTTTCCGGTCTTATCTGCCATGATTTGCAACGGATTGAATCCGGCATTAATCATCTGATTAAGATCTTGCCCCATCAACTTTCCTGCTGCCGACATTTGAGAGAAAGCCAACGTAAGCGAGTTAAACCTTTGGGTATCTCCCATAGAGACATCGCCAATAGCCTGTAAATAACGTGGTACTTTCTCGACCTCGATATTAAAGCCTAACATCATCTGCGTAGCTTGGGTTACATCAGAAAACTCAAGAGGAGAAATCTTTGCATATTCACGGACTTGTGACATAAGTTCATCCGCCTTTTCTTTGCTTCCAAGCAAAGTTTGAATAGCGGTGTCTGCTGCTTGAAACTCGCCACGAACACGAACCATGTTTGACAGAAACTCCTTAATGGAGTATCCTCCCAATAATTTTTTGCCGACATTAGACATCGCTTGTTCTATCTGCTTTGTCACACCGACATTCTCTATACCCTCCTGTCGATATAAAGTATACTCGTCACGTAGTTTTTTTACCGATAGTCGTGCATTAGCCTGTTCTTGCGTTAATCCAAATAAAGCAGCTTTCTCTCCATCCAAGGCCTTGCGTGCAGCGTTGTATTCTTCCAATTTCTCATTAGCGGACAATGGATTTCTTTTCAATGCAATACGATAGGCCTCTCCAAGTCGTTTTACATCAGTCTCTACATCTTTAATAACAGCTTTTTGAGTGATAATTTTTTCTGATAATCCGTTTACAACTTGCGAAGCATCGAATATTTTCTTTTTAAAACCTTGGTTTATTTCATTGCCTGCACGTACTGCGGAAGTGACAAGAGAATCCAATTCTTTCGTATTTTTAGCAAGTTGAACTTCCATTGCCCGGAAAGTAGCCGGAGAAGTATTACTATCCATCCCGGCAATAGTAGATTTTAACTTATCTATCTCTTCCCGTAACTTAATGACTTTTTGATAGTCAGCTTCTATGTGAAACGCTAATTTAGGCATACATCAATGTTTTGGATAAAAGTACATCAGACCAATAAAGTAGTAGAATTTTATGGGAATAGATACATGACAATGAAAAGATTGTCGTGAATATAGAATCATGCTCCTCTTTTTTGTCTCATAAGATCCTTTCCCGACATCTTTTTTACTTCAGTTTTCTCTTTGTCCTCATAGACAGCCCTCGGTTTATCAGCACTCATCAAGAGCAAAAGAAGATAAGGAAGATCCTCATACACCTCCCTGTAAGAAAGGTTCAAATTTTCCATGAATAAGGTAATACTTCCTACGATGGTATTGCCTCCTACTACTTGGGTTTTACTATCAGATTTGCCAGCTCCATCGCTAACTGGCAGACTACGAAAAAATCACGTCCGGTTATTAACTCAAAAGCGACAAAATACGCTTGCAATAATTCTTCTTTAGAACCTGAAAGCATCTGCCGTTCGAGGCTTTCAGCTCTTTTTTGATAATTCGGGACATCACCAACCACCAAGAATGAAAGTCCCTTGACGATATTCTCCAAATTGGCAGGAGCGACCTTCATTAATTCCCGCACAGTGCCATTCTCCGGTAAATCGACCTTACTTAAATATTGGGTAGCCCTCATTATCACTTTGATAGAAGGAGCTTTGATTACATATACTGTTCCCCCTACAACAATAGCTTTTCCATAAGTACCGGAAAGTAACTCTGATATGTTTTTTGAAACCTCACTCATAGTTTAAATATTAGAGGGTGATTGCTCACCCTCGTCATTAACTTATCCACCCAAAGTTGTATCCTCCCCGTCTTCCCAGCGCTCAATAGGAACACCGGCTTTGGTTGGTTTCAACGCCGTAAAAACAAGGGCTAAGCCAATTGCCTTTTCATTCGCTTTACCAGAAGCAGAAACACCGGCACGAGGAAAAATAATTTTCACACCATCTTCAGTTGTGGCACGGACGGTAAACTCTTTACTCTCTACATGGTCGGCACGCTCCCATGTGCCCGGCTTACTCTCTGACCCCGCCGTAAACTTACCACCTTGGAATTTAGCCTTAGTCTCAAGATCATACATACCAATAGAAGCATTGATCTTAACCGCACCCGGCTTTTTAGAGGAATAATAGGTATTTCCAGCTACATCTTTGTAATCCTTAACCTCCGGATCTTCATCCTCATAAGTGAAGGTGTCCTCATGAACTACCGGGACTTCTTCAAAAACAGAACCTTCGGCACCACCAGCCCCGATCGGCGCAACCTCCAGCTTCTGAAGGTTTACCACCACAATTTTTTTATTCTCTGCCATAATTATCTCACATTTAAAATTTCAAACATTATTTTCACATTCACAAAATGACACTTTAGCGGTACATCTCTTTCTTGATGGGTAGAATAGACTTTGTAACGATAGGTAGAACCGTCAAAAGAGGAAACAGAACGTAAACCAGACGCTTGCCGCTCTAATTCGGTTAATCTACTTTTGTTTGCCATTCCATTAATATCAGGTACACAGAAATTAACTTCAACGAAACCTTTAATCCAATAAGTTCCCGGTTTGGGTTCTTTCGGGATAACGGTTATCCTTTCTTCGGTAACTTCCCCTTCCGGTATTGCGTCCTTCTTGTAAGTAGGGATACCAAACGGCTTCAAGTCCCGAACCAAAATAGTTTCTATGTCGCCTGTTACTATCATTCAAACTTTTCTTTTAATCGTTTCTCCGCTTCCAAGGCGGCACCACTCAATACTTCAAATCCTTTTGCTTCCACATAAGATGCGTATTCTGTCTCATTCTTCAGCGTCAGTCCTGTTTCGTCAACCTCGTATTCATTAGATTTTCGAAGTGTACCGGTGTGATCCTGATAATCCCCATTATCCTTAGCGTACTGAACAGCATCCTCTCCTACCTCAATCATCGCTTCTTTGGCCTCTTCATAGAACTCATCAAAGGCCGCATCAACATCTGAGAAGTCAAAATCTACAGCCATATTTCCGCATACTTGAAATAGTTAGACTTACCGGACTTGATGACCTTTCCTTCTGCTCTCACACTTTCCCCGTCCAGGATTCTCACCTCGGTACCAGCATTTAGTATCCCACCCTCATAGACAACATGATAATTATAGTCGTACATTACCCCGTTTACGGAGATTTGCTTCATCACGCCATTATCATCACACCGGCAGGAACCAAAGTCTTTCCAATCCTCTTTCGGGGGGAGCGGGTTCATATCCTCGTCAAATGACGGACCGGACACGACCTTGACCATTAATCTATGTGGAGCGAATATCATAAGAACTTGACTTTGGGTTTATCGGTATTGAGTTCGTCTTTCAGTCCATACTTCTTGCACAAGAAAGAATAGTAGTCCTTAATCCCTTTAATGTCCCAAGACATTGAGAAACCACTTTCCCCAATAGATGTGGGCCGAAGTAAAAGAGAGGGGATGAACTTCGCCATCGCCACAGAGACACGATCGTAGCAATCCTCATTCATCTCATCCTCTCCGCTTATCTTCGAGGTAAGACACATATCCAAAAGGTCAGCCTCCGACAAGTTAATGCCGAAGGTCTGGAACTTCTGCTGTATGTAGTCGTTTACCGTCATCTTAATATGGTGTAATCAGTTTGCTATATGCGGTATAGCTATAATGGTTCAAATATTTCGACTTGAACACGTATCGGAACGGTAATTTAGGGACTGAAATTTGTTTTCCTTGAATAGCCGTTTCCTCTTTCATCGAACACATCATAGCCGGGTTATTTGCAACCAAAAACACGGGATGCGTCATGGTCAGTACAACACAATCAGCCGGAGCCGTTTCCAAAGTGATAAACTGAATATCTGGTAAATCAACATCAACGGATAGATTCATATATTCACACTTGGGAGATTCCACACTTGCTGCCTGCACGCTCAACGAAACCAAAGACATCATTAAAAAGCCACACATGGCAAAAATAAAATTCTTCATTTCTTTTCTGATTTATAAAATTAGACAATGGAAGGGTAGAAGCACTACCCTATCCTTTTACTCGATACCTAATGCTTCTTTCAGTTTGGCTGTTGATTCTTCATCCAGTTCTGCAACCTTAGCCAAAAGAGTTTCCTCTTTCATATTGCCGGAAGCCTGTACGCCGATGGACTTCAAAGCATCAACCAAAGTCTTTTTCTCGAACTCTTTCTCAAAGAGGGAGATTTTCACCTCCTTCTTTTCTTCAGGTGCTTTCACTTCGGGAAGTTTTGCCTCAATCCGTTCAGCAAGTCTGCGGCTTTCCATATCCAGCACACGAGATTCTTCAGCAACTTCAATCACTTCACCGGGAGTATAATACTTTCCGGTGAACTTGTCGCGGAAAACTGATATAACCTTTACTTTCATATCCTACCTCCTTATGCTGATTGGATGGATGCAATTTCGCTCAAATCGAAATTAGTAATCAAATCTGGATTGGAAATCTGCGGAATCCACTCTGCCGTATATTCCATGTAGCGACCGTTTTTGTCACGATAGTTAGAGATAAGCATCTGCCCCTCTGACGGGATATAAGTACGTCCTTGTACTGGGTCTGTCGCTTCATACGGAGTATGATGACGCATATAACCAATGTTGTCAGAAGGTAACAGAGTAATACGATTATCCGCGTAAATCTGCACGTTTTTTCCCGTCTGGTCTTTCACGTAGTCCTCCTTGATTTCGATGCGAGGTAGACCAATGCCGGTGAACACTTCGGAAGCCAAAGAAGAGGAAACCAATCCCGTACTCAACTTCATCTCATTAGAACCAAGAATCATCTTGTATTGCTCACCAAATTCAGATGAACCAAGAATAAGCTTGTTGAAAGATGCACGGGTCATTATCATCTTGGCATAAACGCCAAAATCCGGTGCCAAGGAATGAAGTTTCTCTCTCAAATAAGAGATAAACATATTCTTTCCGTCCACAACCACATCTCCACTTTTCGGCTTGATAAAGTTGAACGGAAGGGCAATCTCCAGCAGTTTATTATTAGTCTGACCGGAAGTGATTGCGGCATCTTTGTTGTAAACGGTGGCTTCACCAAGCATCAACAGCGCACCGACAATAATATCCATACGCTTGTGGGCAGCAAGGGTAATCTGACGGTAGTCGTCTGCCAGGAAGTTTACAATATCTTCCATTGCAGCCTTTTGGTCGGCTGGCTTAGCTGCATTGAACTTGTCAATCAAATCCTGCAATTCGGAAAGACGGTCAATAGACATCTGATAAGCATCACCCAAATAGGCAATCTCACCATATCCGGAACCGATATTCCTGCGTTCACGAATGGGCTTTTCTCCAAAACGAGAATTGATGGAGCCAGCCATAACTCCGGTTACAGAACCGATATAGTCTTTGAACACACGAGTAGTCACTCTGCGGAAAGTAAGATACTGCTGCCAATAGATTGTGTCCTTGCGTGTCTGGTTCACACGTCTGATGATAGCGGAAACAATGTTCGCATCATCGAATAATGTTTGAATCGTTAAAAACATGTCCTACCTCCTTACTCGTTAAACTCAAACCATCCCTTCATGTTGGCTTTATCGTTCTCGGAGAACGGCATAACCAATTTTGAGGGTTCAATTTCTGCGGCTGTACGAAGCAATGAAACCAATGTGATTCCGTCCTCAACCTTTGTACGGTTAAACAGAGCCGAATTAGCTACATGCTTTTGTTTTAAACCATCAACTGCAACCGCATTGAATAATACGGCATCTTTGGCGATATTCTCACCAAAAGCAGCCTTAATAGTCAATACATCATAACCGGCATTAGATTTATCAATTGCCGTTACTTCTGCGCCTTTCTTGCCGCTTCCGACAAACATACCCACATAAGCCAAAGAGTTCTTGGCTACTTTGATAGACAAAGCCTCTCCACCAGTGGTATAGGCTTCCACAACTCTCACATTGATTACCGCATAAGCGAACTTGTTTTTCAAGTCCGCACAAATCGGTGTAAATCCGGGAAGAAAACTTCCCACTACCAGGTTCTGCGTATCAAGTTTGAACGGACCACGTCTACGAATGCCGGTCTGGACATCGTAGCGTTCCTCTTGCTCAACGGGCGGAACCAAGTCATACTTAAATCCTGCTGACATAATTAATTCTTGTTTTGTTCAACAATAGTTTTCGTCCCCTCATCAATCATCTTAGCGATAGATTCAGATTCTTTCTCAATCTTCGCTTCCGCTGATTCGGGAGGGGTTACGCCTTTGAAGCCGTCATTTGCGAACTCCTGCTTCAAATCCTTGAAGTATGCGTCCAAGTCCTCATCGTCCTTGATGGCGCATCGTTTGGCGTAGTTTTCGGGAATACCATACTCCTTTGCCTTTGCCAAAATCTGCTGGCTACGTGTTGCTTGAGCCTTCTCCGTTTCAAACTGTGTTAGCTTATCAGAAAGGCTCTTGTTGGAATCAATTAAAGCTTGCGCCCATGCAGGCACATCGTCTTTATTCTCTTCCGTTTTAGTGGTTGTGGTAGTCTCGATTGGCTTACCGTCTTTAAGGTTATGTTTCTTCTCGTAGTTGGAAACTGCGGTCTTGGAAGCATCCCCGGCACGGAAATCGCCATAGGAATTTAACACGTCCGAAAAACTGATACCCTCAACGATGGAGTTTACCTTTGTCTCGTCCGTCACACCCTCTGCCTTTTTGGTGGCAATTCGGGTTAAGATAGCAGTGTCCACCCCTGTGAATTTCTGTTGTAGTCCTGCTAAGATTTGTTCTAAGATTGTCATACCGTATGAATTTGATTTATAAATTTCTACGGTAAAATTCGATCTTAATAAAGAGAATGAGAAATAATCAGGATAGTTATATACGACAATCAGACTATTGTCATAAATATGACAAAAAAAGGCGTGAAACCGAATGAATCACGCCTAAAATATAGTAAGATAGTATGCCTAAAGTTTTACTTCTAATTTTTGACCTGTCAAATCAAAATACAGGTTTTGAAGTTGATGGAGGGATTTCACTTGTATATTGTAATCGACTCCCTTCAAATGGAAATCTGCGTCCAACTCAAACAAGGGACTATAATAAGTGACAACTCCCCATTTATGCTTTTCAAATCCACACTTCAACAACAGTTCTTCTGTAAGAGGAATGGGATTAAGGTTCTCTACATAGGTACGAAATACCGCTTCTGATGATATTCCACTCGCTTCATATTTTGGATATTCAATCTCACTATATCCTATTTCTGTTATCTTATATGGAGTTTTGCTATTTTGTAAATAGACATAATTACCAATTTTCAATTCTCTAACATCCACCATACTATAACAAATTTATAGCCGATAACTCCTTTGTCAATGATTGAATACCCCTCTGAATTTTCTCTAACTGCTGCCTGCGAGGTTTGTGAACTCCGGCAGCATAATGCCACAACTGGCGTTCATTGATTCCTGTAATACGGCTCAATGCAGCCTTAGTAAAGATATTACTGTAATAGTTGATAAAAGTAGCAGCATCAATCTTAAACTTTAACTCAAATTCTCCAGAAAGCACCTCACAAGGATTAGAGTTATCTTCCAAATACAATTCGATAGCCTCCTTCATGTTATCTTCCAACTCCTTCATGTCGTTACCGACTGTAATGACAGGAGCATCTTCAATATAAGCACTTAAGTTCTTTCCTGCGTGTTCTACAATAACTTCTACTGTTTTCATATTACCTCCTTTTTTAATTAAGAGAACAAGGGGGCTACTTTAGCCCCGCTTGTCTCAAAATGCTGTAATAAGTGCCTTTCTCAACGCCTTTGCTGTTATGATTCGGTACAATAACCACTTTGCCGTCTTTCTCAAACTTCATGTGACTACCTTTCTGGCTCTTTAGAACAAAACCGTTTTCTTGCAACATAGTTACAACGTCTTTAACTGATTTGTAACTCATAACGCTTTGGACTTAATTACCATGCAAATATAGTAATAATACGAATATTATCAAAGCATTTATTCGTTATTTTACTATGAATATAAAAATAGCGGTAACTCCGAAGAATTACCGCTAACCATTCTATTTTTCTTATACTAAAATTATAAACCTCGTAATTTTTCTGACTAAGAAGCATTTTTCTGTTCTTTATTTCCGATTTGCTCATTCTTTGCTGCTTGTTCTTCTTTTATCTCTGCAATTTCTTCTTCGATGCGGTCAATATTTCCAGCGAACATTACCCCATGTCGTTGTGACCATACACCACCTGACACAGCTTTTACAGCTACATTAACTTTATCTTCTAAATTGTCAAGGCGATACGGAACAACTTCTGTACTAATATCTATCGTTTCAGATGCTTTGTTAAATTCAGATGGATTTATAGAACCTAAAGCAGAGACTATGAAGTTCACACGCCTTTGCAAGAACTCACCTATCACCTCGGCATGATTTTGAACTTGCAAATGTGTCGAAAGAAACACGTAATCGAAAGCCACTCCCGACAAAGCATTTCCAGCACCACTCAACTTTTCAAAACTGATTTGTGGTGTATTCGTCATAGAATATGCTTTCTCAAAGAGGGTTTCTACCTCAAATTTTACGGTATCATTTGCTTGGTTCCACGTCAGATATTGAGCATCCGCACCCTCACCTGTAAGTTTAACCATTCTATCCTTAACCTTACCCATGAAACCCTCTACATCACCAATTAGCTTCAACAGCGGAAAGAAATGGTAGTCTATACAATCAGCATAATTGGATAATAATTTCTCCAACCGGACCCGAAAAGTCTTTATCTTTTTGCAATAAGGTTCGGGACGATAAGCGTAGATAACCGGCAGTTTCGAGAATCCATGGACGAAAGAAGTTCTTTCCTCGTAACCCTTAGACAGATCCCATTGATAGACCATTCTGTCTGTGATAGTCATAAAGCAGGTAATTTCCGAGTCATCCATGAGTTTTTTCTTGTACTCACGAGAGAAAGCAACCAAATCACCTTCATCATTGAAGAACGGATAAAGTTTATCACCTCTGAATGGTGACCACAATACACTTTTCAACTTCTTGGTAGGCTTAACCTTGCCCCCGAAAGTAGTCTTTACTTTCTTCCAGAACTTCGCCCAGAACGAATCATCATCAGTGACATACCAATACTCGGCAACTTCCTGTTCGGATAACCAGGCACGGACAATCTTCTTGTTCTGATATTTGATTTTGTTGGACTTGAATACAGCCTTTACCGCATCCAGCAGCTTCTTTTCATCATCATCAGTCGGAGTGCAATCCATAGACGGTTCTGTGCCGACCGTAAAAGCTGTTTGAATGTTGACAATATCTTGCTCCAAAGGGATAGAAATACGGTTTACCGGTTCAGTCTTATATTGTGCTTCGATTTCATAGGTCTTACCAGTCTTTTCATCAAAAACTTTTTCTGCTTCCTTTTCAAGAACTTTTCTATCCGGGTACTTCTCTTTGTCAACCATGATTTCATGGCGTTCGGGATTCCAGTCGTCCCAAAGTTTACAACGGTCTGGAAGTTCGGTTTTTCTACCTTTCTTCAGGTAGTTTATCTTCTGCCCGATGTCAGGCAATGCTAATATTTCTTCGAGTGTTAATGGCATAATCTATAATTTTAGTGAGTAAATATTCCTGTTAAATCTTTCGGCTTCTGAATCTTGCCAAGTAGTTCACCCAGTACATAATAGCGAGCAGCGTCTATTCCGTGATTGTCGTGGTCTTCCGGCTCGTTGATATAGTTCCCGTCCTTATCTTTTGCCCAAACATAATTTCTGTACTCCCTTTGAAGGTTATAAGAACGCTTGGTAATGTAAATTTCCATACCCTGCACCTTGTCTATACCGGCATTGACAGAACCTTGTCCCTTTTCTACCGGGTAAATCTTAATACCTCCGTTGTGGATTTCCTGAATAAGTCGTGGGTCGGCACTATCGGCTATCACTTTCAAACCCCAAGGACGCAAGGTTTTTATAATATCTCCAGAAAGTAATCCAGTTCTATAATCCACTTCATCCAAATATAGCGCATTGTCTATGATTCCACATCGGATAACTGCTGTAGGGTCATTGGTATAACCAAAATCCAATCCGATAGCCACTTTCTTACACCACATCGGGAACTCATCCACAATACCCCACTTTTTAAACACCGCACCTTCGGCTACATCAGCCCAGCGCCCAATAACCACATGAGCATATTTCTCCGGATTCTTCTCTTTCATTTCTTCAACCTCTCTCAAGAACTCAGGAGAAAGGTTCTCGATATTATCGAAGTAGGTTGTATGAATATGAAGGACATTCGGATGGGTGGAAACCTGTACCTGCACTCCGTCGATCTCTACCAGCCTATGAGTATTTTCGATGTATTTTTTATAGATGAAGTGATTGGAATCACAGGGATTCATAATGATTATAATCCGGTTTTGGATTCCCTTCTTACGGATGGAGAGCATAATTTTGTCGAACTCTTCCTCACTGGTCCACTCTTCCGCTTCATCACAGACAAAGGTTGTAATGCCCTGAATGGATTTTAATTTGGCTGTCTGATTCCCGGAAGAAGTCTTGATACCTCGGAACATGATACGGCTCTTAGTCATCTTATTGACTATGTCCGTCTTTGTGGTCTTGAAATATTTCGTGGTACCGTCCAAATCTATCTTCTCCATCATTTCGGGGATGATAGACATACCGGCAGAAACCATCGTGTAACGGGTGTAAAGAATCTGATGCACAATCTTCTCTACAGGAGTCATTTCAAAAGTCAACCGCTCAATAAAAGTAGAAGCATTGAAAGACTTTCCGCTACCACGCCCACCGGTAATAAGAATTATAAATTTTTCCTTATCCTCGTATAATGGATGGTAAATTTCTTGGGGTACTATCATTTTAGCTTGTCTTTAATCCAGGAATCAATGTTGATGCCATGCTCTATGTCTGTTGGAATATCAGCGTCTTCATCCTGCTTGCGTTCAACCTTTCTCCAATCCTCATCATGGTGATACAGCCAAACAGACATTGCTTGCAAGTTTGGTGCCAACTCGCTTTCGCTAACTTGTAATTCATCTTCGCCCGTCAAATTCCCTTCTGAATCACGGAGCTTTCTTACCACGGTGCTTTTGGTTTTTATGCCACCGAGAGCCATTGCAAGGAATTTAGCCCTTACAGTGGCATTGATTGTCGCGCGCCCACGCGCTAAGACTTCGGATATTTCGGTGTACTCACTTTTCTTTTCGCAGAAAGTTTGTGGTAAAATCCCAATGGCATAGGCAATTTCCTTATCAGTGAATCCCTTTTTGGCATACGATTCCACGAGAGAAAGAAAGTCCTCGCTTGTATAATCAAACTTTGGCTTTCTTCCTCCTTTACCTTTTCTATTTTGAGATTCACTATTGCTCATATTACTTCTTTAATTTTCCACATTTCTCACATTGTTCATACCTGAACTCAGAGAACATCACACTACCTTTCCAAACATAATGATGAACACAAAACAGGTTTTGCTTTAGAACATTCCTTATCCAAAGTATAAAATCGCCAATCATAATTTTAACCGTTATTGTTACCCATATATACACGGCGAGAAATTGGCTTGTTTCCATAGACATCAACTCCTCTTTTTGAGAAATAGCTATCTATTTTCTCAGCATATCTTCCCATTATAGATTTCGTTCTATCCCTTATGTTTCTTTGTCTTGCAGAACCTAACCCGTATTGCCCTTCCAGCGTTGTACATTATTCGTCTGGACTGCTGATATAACTGGCTATATGTTTTCTTTCTAACTCAGCTTTCCTCCCAATAATTAATCTATTCTTTCTACTTGTTCATCAAATACTTCTCCCTTTATGAACTTCATATCCGGATCATACCCGAACCTTTCGCAGAAAGCGGCTTTAGCTTCATAGGTATCAAAGGACAACATCACATAGGCATCCATGTTCTCGACTTGCTTCTGTGCGTTTTCTTTCACCTGATGCTTGACCTCTTTCATGTGGGCAACCTTTTCGGCACGTTCCAACTGCTTGGCGGCTTTATCGGCTTCTTTCTGTTCGGAAACTGGGACCATCATATCAGACAAAGCATCCGCAATAGAGTTTTCCTCTTCGGTCTGCAAAAGATAGTCGACACCAATCATATTCAAGTCTGCATCGGTCAGACCTGCATCTTTCCAGTCAATATCAGGAACAATACGGGCAAGAGCGTCAAAATCCCATGTACCTTGTGCATTAGGGTTGTTCATTAGAATGTTTAACTCCTTTTCCTGCTGCTCGTCCACGTCTATGACATCGACACGAATACGGTAGTCATTATCGGGGAACTTCTGCAATTCATCCATGACAGACAAACGTTGATGTCCGCTAACTACGGTAAGCCCGGTACGCTTATTCACAACTATTCCACCTACCAATCCGAATTTCTTGATGCCACGTTTCAGTGTCTTACGTGATTCATCAGATAGTTTTCGGGGATTATAATCCGCAAAGTGAATGGCAGAACGATTAAGTTCCACCGATTCACTCTTTATGTATTTTGATAATTCCATATTAGCCATTACTTAGACCGAAACCTCTCTGCCGAAGAGTATTCCTTTCGGCTCTTGCTATAAGATTATCACGAGATTGTTTTGCACGCCTGCTTGCGGCACTGCTACTCCATGTATTTTTTCTTCTCCAGTTAGCTTCGCTCAATCTTTCTGCCTGAGCATATATCTGTTCTCTTGTCTTTCTTTTTCTGACTCAGCAATTCTCCTTATTAATTTTGTTGATTATGATACTCCCAAAGCGCTCTTTCAGCCATCGGGAAAACTCTGTAAATTCTCTGTAAATCTTGCGGGTAATTCTTCTCCATCCAAAGCATACAATCAAGATTGAAACCTACTCCCGAACTGGCTTTCAATGAATACCGAACTGGTTCAGGTAAATTGTGCTGCCTCATATAAGCAAGAATATCCTTTTGTGTCCAATCAGCCAAAGGATAAACCATACCGTTATTCTCGTAACCGTTTACCTCATACCCTTTCAACATAAGCCTACGATTCATACCATCAGCTTTTTTCATGCCCAAGAATGTATAATAAACTCCATGAGTAAGCTGCATAGCCTTTACCACATCTGCCAACTTCAATAGCTTTACTTTCGGATTTGGCACACAATACATACCGCCACGGAGAATATAAGTAAGGTTCCAATGTGGTACTTGAACAAACTCTATCTTCGGATACTTGGCTTTAGTCCAGTTTATCCAACGGTTAATATGCTCCAAATTCTTGACAAAGTACATGAACACGCAAACAATCCGGTCAAACTTTGGATAGACTAAATCAAGCAGAACAAGCGAATCCTTACCAAGTGATAAAAACAGTAAAGCCTCATTCGATTTTACCCGAATGAGGTCTATATACCGGTTCGCTCGTTCTACCTTGTTCATAGGTTAGCCACCGTTTAATCCCATTGAAACACGTAAATCAGCGTAACGCTGCCTACGTGAACCTAACTGCGTAGTACTTGCTGTACCTCTACGATTGGCAACCAATCTACCACCTGCCCCTGCACCATTCATATTTCTGCGAGGCCCGGCTACTCTGTTAATTCTTCTTGCGACTCTGCTTTCTAATTTTAAAAGTTAAACAAATCAATCTATATGTTTCTCTAATATCTTGCCCAAAGTATAATCCATTTGAGCTGCGAGATATTCTTCACCTTGATACTCATAAACAATATCGTTACCATTTTCATCTGTGAGAATTACTGCTTCTGCGTTCTTTACCTCTATAATGATGTAAGGACGCTTGCCCGTATATGCACCTGTCAGAAGCTTGATTGCATCGTACTTGATAGGCTTTAATTCTACTTCACCTTCTTCGGGTAGTTCTGCATCAGCCGGATATCCTTTACCGCCACAGAGATAAGTGATATATTTCTTAGCATTTGTTGGTCTGATTTCGCGGTATTCGTGGGTTTTCTTGCCTGCTAAGATTTCATCGAAATACTTCTGTTTGATGCTTAATGTAAGAATGTTCATAATCGTGTCAAATTTAAATTAATACTCATAGTTGCGGGGGGCTGAATCGAACAACCGACCTTCACCAAGTCAAAGTGAAAAGCTACCACTGCTACACCCCGCGATAGTATCCCAAAGGTACTACCACAACCAAAGATAACGAAACATCTTCAACCGCTATACGCAACAATCGACTTATTGTTGCGAATTGAGCCATTTATCCCGTTTTTCTCTGCACGCCTCTAAAGTAGGCGCACAACAAGAAAACAACTCACCATCTTCTGTACGATAGTCATATTGGTACATTCTCACTCTCTTACCTCTCAACCTGGTGTTGTAGGTACAATAATTCTCTTTACCGGGTTGGCATACACTGCAACCGTTTTTGTTTATTGAGTTCATCTTGATAATGGTTTTAATTCGTTGAAAGTCCACCCTGCTTGTTTTAGTTTCTGCAATCCGTCAGAAGATATGGCATATTCAACCGGGTGTTCAGTACAATCACCATATCCACCAAAATAAAATGTAGCCTTATGCGTGGCACCAAGCGATTGAATTTCTTTCACCTTTTGCTCTGTATTTCGCCAAAGCCATTCTTTGTTCTTATTAGAACTGTCCTCTTTGTCAATGACTACAAAATATCCTTCTATACACCCGTAATTATCAAATTCAGAGATATAGATATATTTTGCCTTTTCGACAATCTGCTTTTGTAGCCATTCTTCTGTTTCAGGATTGTCTCCGGGTAAAAGATAAACATCGAAGAGGCACGCACCCATATTTTTGCCTTTTTTCTCTACGCTGCCTTTTCTAAATAATTTAGGATTATCAATCACAAACTGCATCAAATCCGTTTTTCTTACTTTCAGTTCTTTGGCAAGTTCTGACAATAGGCAGTAGCGTTCATTGTTTGCCATTTTAAGAAGGTCAAATCTTCTTTTAATTTCTTGTATATCCATAATCATTCATTTTTAAGTAATTATATCAATAGGTCTCTTAGCGAACCAATAGCAATCCCAATCTAAGTAAACACATCTACCAGATGCACAAGGATCACAGAATCCTAATATTTCGAACGGACCAACTATACAGCCATAGCCATTAACAATATCAACTACCTGTCCTTTTACAAGCTCTTTATCTGTATTAGGCAAAACATCTGAAAGGTTATCATAGATTTTCAGATGTTTTGCATTAACCATATTTTCAAAATCTGCTTTATGGGATCGTCTCATAATCGTGTGTATTGTGGTAGCCCGAAGGCTACCCAGATTAAACTTAGAATTGTGGTAAATTGAAAAGGACTCTCTTCATGTTGATGCCACGTATCAGGCTTTTAAATGCACTTATTTTTATGCTTGCATCATTGATATTCATACCTCTGCTTCTCTCATGCCGCCAATCTATATAAAACTTCTCAACGCCACATTCAGGCCATAAATCAATAATACGATTTACCTTATTCGTCAAATCTGTAAGATATTTAATCTGCTTGTCTGTTGCTAACATATCTTATATTATTGCGCAGGGCTTTCGCCCTGCTGGTTAAACTTATAACTTTTCTATTTTGAGATTTTTATTTATGCCTATTGCGTTTCTCAGAAAGTCACCAGCCTGTTCTACTGACATATTCAACTTCTTCTGAACCAAGATAAGCATACAGGCTACTTGCTCTTGTGTATTCAGATTGCCCTGCGCAAACTCTGACATGATGAACTTTTCTATTGTTCTCTGTTTAATTACTGATGTTGCCATAATCATATATCTTTTAATTGTTATTACTTCTTGTTTGATGATGCAAATGTAAATGATATATTTGACACTGCAAACAAAATAAGAAATAATATTCTTTCTTTTAACTTTATTTTGTAAATGATATATTTGACACTATTATAATAAACGTATCTTTGCAAAAAAACATAATAGCATGAATAGGATAGAATTACTTATTAAAGAAAAAGGGTATAATATGACATCTTTTGCCGAAAAAATGAATACTACAAGGCAGAACTTATACGCCATATTAAAAAGCCCATCCTACCCAACGCTTGAAAAAGTAGCAGAAGCTTTGGACGTTCCTATGTGGCAACTCTTTGCATCACCGGAAGAAGTGAAAGATGATGCCAATACTATCACCTGCCCTCACTGCGGAGGTAAAATACATTTCGATGGAGAACCACGTATGCCAGAACATAAAAATATACGAGGGAAAGAATACTATAAATAAAGAGTAATATGGAAACATTAGAAATAATATATATAATAATTAGCTTTGTTTTCGGAGTCTTTGTTTCCCCATATTTAAAAAGGACTATAGAAAATATTGCAGATACTCACTGGAGTTATAGAAAAGAAAAAGCTAAAATGAAGTCTGATATTGCAAACAATATAGACAAGCAGTTATTTAGACTTCTAATAAAAGCACAATACGCTCTAAAAAAAGAAGATATAGACTATTCATTACATGGTTGTGGTTCTGCTTTTAAAGACATATCTAATCTTATCGAATATCTTGTACAATTTGAGGAAAGATACAAGACGGATAAAAATGCAAAAAAGATTATAGAATTGCATAAAGACTTCGATAATCTTAAGAAAGACAGTGAATGTAATCGAAGGATTGAAGAACCTGAGTATTATAGAATTGCAAATGAAGTATATAAATACTCTGATAAGATTTTACAGAAGAAATTTCCCAAATGGTAAATAGAGCTGGAGCACTAAACTGGCTTACTCATTGATAACCTCATTAAAAGCAATAAAGGCGCACCCAAACGATGCGCCCTCTCTTGTCAATTAATCTTTGATTTTATATTGGAGCCTCCCGGCTGGAATATCAGAATCTGACAGCTTCCATTCTTTTGAGGATATTATTATACCCCTCTTGGATTATAGCCTTTTGCTTTTCGGAAGCTGTAACGATCTTTCCTTTGTATTTTCGCATAACAGACTCGTTCAATCCAATTTCCTTTGCGAACTTGCTGGCATTAATGAAAGGGAATGCCTCGAAGAATCCACTCAAATCATAAATATACGAAACAGAATAGCCAGACTTATACCACACAGGAAACTCACCATGTTTCTCTTTGTAATATTCAGCCTGTTCTTCCAGTACAGACAGGAAATCATCTTTGGCTTCCTGCTCCGTAAGACCGAAACCATACGCGCCGTTCACGTCTTCCGAATAAATAGAAATACCTCCATCATTCGCCTTTTCGATAATCGCCTTAATCTTCTTCATAATCGTGCCATTTTTAATTTCGTCAATTAAAGCACCCACCGAAGTGGGTGCAGTCCTTTTACTTCTTTAACCCCGCCTTTTTCATCATACTATCAAGAGTACCGTTTGGAATCTCTTTTGCCGGATGCCTACCGACAGGGATAAAGTAGTCAAAGTCGGGATGAACATATTTGTAATGGTTCGTTCCCTTTTTGATTGTCCAGCCTGCTGATTCAATCAATTTGTAAAACTCTGAATACTTCATAAAATCAAAGAACTTTTTAATTGACGCCACAAATATAACGTTTTTGTTACAACCACAAAAGTAACCACAAAGAAAACAGTAACATATTTGTTGCTTTTAACAATTAACGAAGCCGACCTACTTCTCCGGCTTTATCCTTTCCATCATCTCCCCATATATCCAATCCACATCTTGCCGGAAATACTTGTACAGCTGGTAAGAGAAAACCAAGTTATTACGGTTATTGGATATGGTTGTCTGGGCATTTACACCTAAAACCTCCGCCAGCTTATCTCGAAGGCCATTTTTCATCTTTCCTCCGGCAAGGGTACTCGGAGAATACAAAAACAAGATGATAAAAATGAATTTCTTTCGTTGGGTAACATTCCCTGACCTAAATATCTCCTTTTGAGAAATAATCTCTTGGAACCACCGATATAACATTCCTATCATATCAAGGTCCGTCAATATAGGTTCTGTCAGCTCTTTTTCCCTTTCCGATAACTTTGATTTCTGCTCTCTAATTGATTTTATTTCCGCAATTTCTGAAAACATGGCACAATTATTTAGAAGTAAATAGTATATTTGTACTAAATAATCGTGTGGGGAGGTAACGTTACTGGTGGTTCGGGGCGTTGCCTCTTGTATTTTTTAGAATGGAAGATCTTCTCTTGATTGTTCAGGTTGATAGAGTTTCGATTGTGGACTGGCTTCTTGCTGGGCAAGTCTACTTCCCAATAACTCCAGCTTATCAACAAATATTTCTGTCACATACCGCTTTGATCTCGTTCTATCCTCATACTGCCGGGTCTTGATCTTGCCCTCGATATAGATTTGAGAACCCTTCCTGACATACTTTTCTACGACCTCGGCCAGACCTTTCCAAAAGATAAGACTATGCCATTCCGTGCGGTCTGGAACCTGGATCCCGTTTTGAAGGGTATAGCCCTTCTCCGTGGTAGCAAGCGATAGATTGGCGACCTTTGTCCCGGCAACATCTTTCACTTCAGGATCCTTGCCGGTATAACCGAGAAGGATTACTTTATTTATGCTCATTCTTCATTCTTTTTTTGTTTTGCAAATTCTATAACATATTCAACGCCGGCATGAAATCCTTTCTTATAGCCATCTTTGTATTGGTTATTTGAGATTCCATAGTAGTACGCTGATCCGATACACAGGGTAAGCCCTATGGCGGTCAATACAATTCCTAATCCGAAATATGGATAAGTAATGTCTATACGAAATGGTTTGAGCTGAATAGATATTCCAGATGTCATGACAAATAGCATCAAAAGCGATATTATCGCCCATATTAAAGCCTTAATCATTTCGTGCCTCCTTTCAGTAGTTCTGGGTTGTCGTATATGTTACCAACGACTTCATAATCAAAATTATCAATAATACCATTATCTATATCTTTTTGCTTAGGCATCCGAGTTATAAACTCCTCCCCAAAGCGTATTTCTGGACACATTTTTATAACTCCCGTTTGAGATTCAACCCATCTTTTTGTCTCATGTTGTTCCTTTATGTGAGGCATATATTGTTCAGGATAGAAATCACTTTTTATAATTTTTCTTTTAACAATATCCCCCTCATATACTTCTTGTCCATTTTTGTCATACAAGCCCGTGAACTGGCCAACGGTTTGTTTATCAACGTACCAATCATCCATCTTAGATGAATTTTCTTTTCGTTGAGAAAGTATGTTGTACTCCCCATCAGGATAAACAATAAGAGACCCATAAACCCATTCGGTTGATTTAGTTATACGCCCTCTGAATTTGATTTTCCGGTTCATAATTATGCTAATTGTTTGATTTTACGATTGTATATTTCTTCACATAGTGCTTCGCACCACTTCCTGGCAATAGTCACTTCAACTGCGTTGCCGATGAATTTCTTTTGGTCTGCCTGTGTGCCAATAAGTTCGTAGTCTTTCGGGAAACCCATTATCAGCTTCAGTTCATCAATCTTCAGCATACGCATAGTGATGTCTATGATGTTGTAAAGTGCCATAAATTCTTTGATTTTGACAGTCATAGGACTGTCTGTTTCATAGACTTCAATAGCGACTTCGCCGGTTTCAGTCGTGACAAGATATGGCGGCATTTTATCCATTCTTGCGATGAGCGTGAAACACGGTTTATCGACAGAACCGCCATTTGACGCAAATTGTGGGTTCATCAAGTAGTGCTGCTTCACGGTGACAAGTTTCTGCTTCGGGTTCGTCAGCACAGCCGGGTTGGGCTGTTCGATGCTTGAAAGCTGACCACCGCCCGAATACTCATTTGCGATGAAACTGCAAGATGCAACACCAATTTGACCTACCGTGCATATCGTTTGTGCTGGGTCTTCAATAGAATGACCTGTATTATTGAAGCGATAGTTTACAATAAATTGCGCTTTCACAAATGCGTGGTGGTCAATAGTCGTTATTGTTCCTGCCGGTTCTTCGACAGACACGTTCTTGCTGTCAGACTGACCGCTGAATTGCTTTGACAGAAAAGACACTGATGCAAGTGCAAGACGCTGTTGTGTCGCGATAGTGGGGCAGGGTTCATCAAGTGACGGCGGCACATACTTTCCGCGTTGGTTCATCGAATTGTATTTCACCATAAAGGCATCTTTGCCACCTGCGACAAACTTAATCAGTCCGGCATATATGCGTTCAAGCGTTTTTTCTGCAAGCGGTTTCTTTCGGTTGAAGATTGATTTGCCTTCATCTTCAAAGTCAAGAACTTCACGCACTGGCTTCCACTTCGGCATTGTGCCGAACAAACTTGCTGCACCTGTCTTGCAATGTGTCTGTTTCAGGAACACAACCGGCAGACCATTCTTCGCAAAGATGCCGAAGAAGCGTTTGCGCGATGTGTATGCGCCGAAGTATGCTGCGTTCAGTATGCGATGCGTGAAGTTGTAGCCGTATTTCTTCACGTTGTTCACCCACTTGATATATGACTTGCCACGGTCTTTTGACACCGGCTTTCCGTTTTCATCAAGTTCACCCCACGACATAAATTCTTCGACATTCTCGATTTGAATATAATCGGGGGCTATTGCTTCGATGTATCTGAAAAGATGTTCTGCAAGTGTCCGGCTGTCTGCGTCACGTGGCTGACCGCCTTTTGCACGGCTGAAGTTCGTACATTCAAGCGATGCCCATAGCACAACAAGTGCGTCAGGGTTCTTCGTGCGACACTTCTGAAGATGATGCACAAGTGGTGACAGTTCAAGCGTTCTGATGTCTTCTGTGAAGTGAAGCGCGTCCGGATGATTTGCAGCGTGTGACGCAATGGCATTCGCATCGTGATTGACACACGCAATGACTTCTGCGCACTGTTCGCCATGAAGACGCGCTGTGTTCACGCCGGTAGAAGTTCCACCGGCACCGCAAAAAAGGTCTATGTATAATAACTTTTTCATTTCACTATCTTGTTAGGCATTCATTAAACGCCTTTTCAAACACATCCGGACTTAACATTTTATTGGCAATAGCTTGAAATGCCGTAGATATAGCAGGTATATCGTTCAAATTAATGCTTACATCCTTTGGGGTTAGATTATCCGTTATCATTCTTGCGTAAAACATGGCTTTGTCAATAGACAGCCAAGCCAAAGGATTCACAGCTATTGGGACCAATTTTCGCATTGATATGTAAAAATCACGTATTGTAATCTTGGATGTTTGGCATAACATATCAATAGTAGAAGCGATTGATATTAGATGGTTCAGTTCTCCTGAACATCCATTATTTAAAAGCGTCTGACTTATGGCAAACCCGTATTTGTCGATATGAGGTTTAATATCGTCTTCCATGCTTTGCGTTATAACCGCAAGCGTTTCAACATTGACATTCGCAATCCTGCAAATGTTTGTATTGTACGATTCCATGAATCTTTTCAATTCGTTTATGTTCTTCTTTACTCCACGCCTGTAGTATGGAGTATTACGGCAACTATCGTAAATATTAAGTGCGTAATTATAAACTTGATCATTTACGAAGAGGACAATGTAAGTCAATGAAGTAACAAGTCCGTCTGTGTCTTTGTCTATTTCTTCCCAATTATTGTATTGTTTCATAATCATATAGCCATTAAATCAAACAATGTAGGAGCACTTACTTCGTTCTCCGCTTCCCGCAGATAAGAAAGCCCGTCTTTCCAATAATCATAATTGAGTTCTGTTGAAAGTCCCCTACGACCCAACTTGATAGCACAATAAGGGACAGTACCGATACCTCCGAACGGGTCAAATACCAATTCTCCTTTGTTCGAGTACCGTTCAATCAGCCTTTCAACGATATCTAACTGAAGAGGGCAAATATGATTCTGTCTCTTCTTTTGTGACTGCCTCGTATTGAGCGTACGCATCCGGACGACATCATCCCATATCCAATCTTTTTTACTTACAGGATCAACGGCCATAAATGTTTTGGGTAATTTCCCGTATGCCTCTAACTCTTCTGCGAACGACACATGTTCCTCATAGTTATAGATATGCTCACGTTCGTAGTTGCGGAACAAATGCCGAATCTTATCTATTCCGGCGCCTTTCATATCTTCGTATGACAACAATGAATTGCCGGAGGATTTCCAACTTGCATGGGCAGCGATCTGCCAACGGGCCAGCGAGTATTCGCTCTTGTCCTTCTTAACAGGCTGGTCGGCATAAGCGCGGGAGGTATCGGTAGGCAACTTGCGAAAAAGCAATACATATTCAGGGCATCCGATTCCCATCTTGGAACCATCCTTGCACATCTCGGTATAGCCCAAACGGTAGGTCTGATTGTTTTCCCTCACCACGTCAGTATCGACCGTAATGCGTCCCATATATCGGAAGCCATGCTTCATGTAATGAAATACAGTCATTTCGCTGAACGGGTCAATAGTTGGCATACCGTCCCCCGTGGCGTTGCCGAACAAAACACGATCTTTCACATGGATGCAGGCCAACCGACCCGGTTTCAAAATGCGCATTAACTCTGGTGTAAGATAATCCATCTGTTCAAAGAACTTATCGTTATCTTCATTGTGCCCAAAGTCATTGTATGTAGGCGTGTATTCGTAATGATTTGAGAACGGGATACTGGTTACGATCAGATCTACAGAGTTACTTTCCATCTTCTGACATTCCAATACATTATCGTTATTGATTGCTTTCCACAACTTGCCGGATTTTTCTTCCCGACTGGCGAACATCCAGCGCATCATCTTTTCCTCGGCCTGCAAACCGAACAAACCGTTATGCCGGACAATTTCAGTCATATTTGCGACCATTTCCCGGTGTTGTGCCCATTTCTGCATGAAGCTCTTAAATATTTCACCCTCGCTTTCGGCATAGACCAGATAGAGATCAACGGGATGCTGCTGCATAAAGCGGTATATACGGGCTATCGCTTGGAACTTATCGTTGAAGCGGTAGTCAATGAACATGATTGCTTTATGACAATGATACTGGAAGTTCAGACCTTCACCAAGCATCTCCGGTTTAGCTGCAAGGTATTTCAGCCGGCCATCTTTGAAGTCGGATATTACCTTGTCGGCTTCTTCATCGTCTTGTGAACCATAGACAGCCTTACAACCTGGAATCGCTTTGCATAGTTCCAGCCGTTCAGCTTCCAAGTCATGCCATAAAAGGAAATGGTCGTCCTTGTTTTCCGGACGATTGATTATCTCTACCACACGGGCAATCTTTTCCTGCATGTTATCTCGGCGTTCTTTTGCCGCGTCAGCAAGTCCGAGAGCAGCCTCACGAAACATTTTCACCTGTCCGTCACGATCAGCTCCAGCCGTAGAATTGTCCACATTCACAATCTCTTCATGTACGCGGAGTTCAGGCAACTCATAGCCAGTATCCGGATAACCGAGGTCGGAAGGCTTGGTTAGGAACAACGCCCATGTAGATACCCACAACCAAAACTCTTTTTCCTTATGCGGATAAAGTGTCAAGTTATTCGCCTTCGTGCTGTCTCGCTGAAAGAATCGAGTAAGAGCCTGTCCGGTGTCCATCACACCAAGATAACCAGCATAATGTATAAGTTCCTTGTATCTGTTTGGCGAAGGTGTAGCCGTAGCAACAAACCTGTAAGGGACACCCGAGAACAACGGTAGAAACTCCTGATAGGTCTTGGTGCCGAATCCGCGCAACACGCTGGCTTCATCCAATGATGTTGCAGTAAAATAGGACGGATCTATTCTCACTCCATCCTCACCATCACGCACACGTTCGTAGTTTGTTACCATGATGTCGGTAGGACATATCATCACATCTGCCATAGTTCGGACATAAGTTACTTTCATGTGCAAGTGTTGTTCCGCTTGTGTTAGGAACTCGACTACCACACGCTTAGGGCAAACGATCAATCCCTTGCCTCCTTTATGGTTCAAGATTACCCGTAGTATTTCCAGTTGGGTGACTGTCTTTTGCATACCGAAGCTGGAGAATATAGCACGGCATCCACCGGCAACCGCCCAACGAACGGTATCTTTTACATGAGGGTATAATGTCGGGGTAATTTCTTCCGAATTAATATAAAACCCCGTTTGATGACTGATAGCCATCTTGTTTCTTAGAAATTCTATATATTCCATGATAATTTTAATTATTTCAATTTTGTATCCACCTCCTCAAACACCACACTCTCACTATCCGGTCTATATTTGGCAAAACAAGCCGTCATATACTTGCAACTATTCGCACCACCCTTGCTACGGAAAACGCATCCGCGACAAATTACCATTTTACCCTTTACGATAGCTCGGAAACGCTTTATTATCAGTGTCCGATCTGCGAAGTTTACAATGGTGCCAATAGGTGCTATTCTTAACTTTTCTACTGTTTTCATTTTCTTAGCTTGATTATTCTGATTCCATAATCTTTTTCAGAAACTCCAAATGATCCGGAAATGGTACGGAGTTCTTGTCTTGCTTCTCGTATCTTTTTTCTCGTTGTCTTTCCTGTTCTTCCCGGTCGTATTTCTCCAGTTGCCTTTTTCTGTATGCTTTGAACTCAATTAGAGCAGACATGATCACCATAGGATCCACAACACCGTAAAAGGTGCCATATTCGCCAGTTTTCAACTTGAAGAAAAAAAGCAACAATTCGGAAGCTTTCAGGTAATAGTATTCCACACGTATCATCACGGAAAGCTCCAAAACCTGTTGGAATGTAGGCTTCTCTTTTACACCGGCAAACTTGTACAAGTCCATCAGTTGAGCAATTATCCAAGTATTCACCTGTTCATCTGGATAGGTTTCTCCGAGCAAAGCCAATGAAGGCGCATTCCCCTTGAACGAACGTTCCACATTTTGAGCACATACAACCTGTAATGAAGGATTGAACTTTTTAGCGAAACTTTCACCGTCCCCGTATCTATTTACTACTAACCGTGTCCTTTCCGAAAGCTTTTGCGGCATATTCGAGGATTTCACGGTCTGTTTGTTCCTCTCGTGATTTTGCCCCGTTTGGAATTGCCGGATAGTTTCTGCTATTCTTGTTGTCATAATTACCTGATATTACTTTCTCAAAATTCGTTGGTTTGATAAGCCAATCGAAAGATGCTGTCCAGCCTTTTTTGTTCTGCCCTTTCAAGAAATCGCTTTGGTATGCCCTATGAATCATGTCGGCAAACGTCTTTTTGCCATAAGATTTTATACGTGCGTTAATCATCCCTTTACGGCTATCAGAAAGCGGAGTCCTGACCGTACCAAATACACCTTTTGTTTCTTCATTGAAGAATTTGACAAGTTCGGAGTAATCGATATGTTCGGCGTGGGGCTGCGAAGTCCCACATACAAGAGATTCGTCAGAATCTCCTATATTATTTTCTTTCTTATCTTTATTAACTTTGTTTCCTTGCTGTTTCCGAGGTGTTTCCTTAGTGTTTCCTTGCTGTTTCTTTTCCGTTTCCTCTCGTATTATTTGCGAATTGTATTTATCGTAATTACAGATAGTTATAACGGTTTGTCCTGTTTCCTTTGGTGTTTCCTTTATTATCATTTTGTCCTGTATCAGTAGATCCAAGAATGAATTTACCTTCTTTGTAGACCACTGCCAACGACCAGCTAAAAACCGCAATGAAGCAAGAATCTGGCCCCTCTTAACCTCTATAAACCTATTGCCGATAAGTTGTTTCGTGTCTTCAAATCGTGCGCTCTGAATCAAATCAAGCCATGCTTCAAACCTCGAATATATGCGCTCTTCGCACCACAATTGGTGCTCAAATAGTCGCCTGCTAATAGGTATGTAATATTCCATAATCAAATCGCATAATCACAATTTCGTTTGCTATCCGCAACAAAATGTTTGTTGAAAAAATTGCAATAAACCACTTTGGGATTGCCTTTCATTACCGGAACCGGTGTCCCGTGACGACATTTCGAACAGGTGTCCGGTCTGATAACCGGACGGTCACTTTTCCTTGCCATATCCTAAAATCTTACATTTGTCAATTGTCGTCCTTTCGAGAATACCGCCCACTTGCCATTTCCAGTATCTTTCAAATGCAAATCGGAAACTTCACCGAAACGGTTGATGTTACCGCATAAATCCACAAACCACGCCGTCTTTCCTTTGTATGGACGGATGCAACGGCCTACAATCTGGTAATACATCGCAAGTGACATGGTAGGTCTGGCCATAACAACCGTATCAAGTTCTGGGTAATCAAAGCCGGTAGTAAGTACGCCTACATTAGCTACTACTGGTATTTCTCCGGTCTTGAACATTTCGAGTATTCTTTCACGTTCCTTCTTTGGAGTATCACCGGAAACAATGACACATCCGGGTATGGACATCGTCAATCGTTCCGCTTCTTTCAAAAACCGGGTAAATACCAAAATTCCCTTCCTCTTGCCTCCTGCTTTCGGATTCATCAGCCTTTGGACGATATGGACGATGTAACTATAAAAGTCTATCCGTTCATATTCCTTTTGAACTGACTTATCGGTATAGTCGGCTCCGGTAGTGTTTATCTTCAAATTGAGTTCGTTCCATCCGGTAGGATTCATCGGATAGTAGTTCACCTTTGAAAGATAGCCCATATCAAGCAAGGTCGATACCTGTACATGATAAATGACCTCTGAAAACACATGGGGCTTTGTCCGGGTTATGAATTTTAGCATAGAACCGAAGTCACGGCTGGAACTCAAACGATATGGCGTTGCCGTTAACCCAAGAACCTTGCACTTCACTGTATCGAAGAAATCCTTATACATTCCCTCTATCGGATTCACAAGGTGACACTCGTCCACAATGATATTCTTGAAGTGGGCAAAAAGTTCCGGATGGCTTTTCACGCTACCGATGGTTGCGAATGTTATCCGGCTTATCTCCTTTGAATTGAAGGATGCGGAATAAATGCTACAATCGAGAATCCCGTAAGAACAAAGTTTCTTGAAGTTCTGTTCAAGAATTTCCTTGCTCGGCTGGAATACCAATGTATGACCGTCAAGTCTTGCGGCTATATCCGCTATGATAAGGCTCTTTCCGCTACCGGTGGGTAACACCATGATGGCGTTTGTTTTCTTCGTCTTGTTGTTGAAGAAGGTGACGGCTGAATCAGAGGCTTGTTGTTGATAATCACGCAAAATATAACTCATACACCTTTCTCCTTTCGTAACTTCTTGTTCAGTGTTTTGTAATACTTGATTAATTGTTCGTACTCAAAATCAGTCATTTTAGTAGTACCAGCAGCTTTCACTTTTAGTAAAGCGAATTTCTGTTGTCCGATTTTATCAATCAGATTCACCCGATACCCTTCTAAATGGTCGGCTTTGAATCTATTGCAGTGTCGGCATTCGGCATGACAATTGTTTTCATCAAAACGGGTCGCCAAATGTGTACGACTGAAATAGTGGCCACAATCAGCTTGTTCAAAGGGCTTTATTTGCCCGCAACTGATACATCGAAAAACCCCATTAGGCATACAATCACGAAGCCGGATGAAAAGGGAAAACTCTTTATCAAGTTTTGCCTTCAAATCCGGCTTCTTCTTTACTGTTATACCAGCTTTGTCAAACAGTGGCAAAGGCTTGTCTTTCTTCTTTGCCTTTTTTCTTTTTATGTAGTACGGCATATCATTCGTCTTTTAGTTCAACTCCCAAGCATAATACTTTATCAGACACACCTACATCATCAAATTCAAGTTCTGAATAACTTGTTTCGTATGGATAAGGATATATCTTACCGTACTTTTTATGCAACTCGATTATGTCTTCATCCGACAATTTCCGTCTGATACGCATTTCTATCTCGTAATCGTCAGAAAGATTTTCAATGACCTTTCTAAGCTGACCTACTGTCTTAATTTTGTCTATTCTCATAATCTTTGCCAATTAAAAGCCCCGGAGCGTATTCTCCGGGGCACAACCATTATTTAAAACCCATGCCATTTATGTGTGGCTCACATTCATGAGGAGCGTAGGGGAATCGAACCCTCCAAACCATAATTGGGCAGTGCCAGCAATCATGATTAACTTGCCGATTGAAGCTTCATAAATCAACAAGTCCTTACAGTGCATATTGTACACTTATCCACAATAAGGAAACGCAGCCAGCGTCTACGCCCATGTTCGCCCGTCCCATCTTCACAGACCGGACAGGCAGGCTAAACAACGTTATTCCACGTAAACCATTGAAAACTCTTTAGGAATGAATCTACCTACCGGGATAGGTTTGGCAGATTCAATGGCTGTATGGATTTCCCTCTTTCTGAACACATGTCCCTTTTCTTTGGCTTGTTTCTCACATTCCTCCTCTTTGTTTTTGAGGTAGTGGGTAATAAGCATCATCGCTCGGTCAACGTTGAAGGTGTTCACGACAAAAGTCTGAACCCTTTCGTCTTCATTCTCCCCATCCGTGAATGTGATTTTCGTCTCAATCTGGTAGAACTTCTTTTCATCCGGCTTGGCTTCTTCGTCACTATCTTCCGTCTCATCGTCCATCTTGTCAGCGTATTCTGCCATAGTGATTTCATTTTTGAGATAGGCAGTCGAAGCGTCATCAACCTTGCGCTCTTTCAAATTGTCGGTAAGAATCACGCAGGAATCGAATTCCTTTGCCATCGTTAAGGTGAATCCCGATTGATAATTAAGCTCGATGTAGTCTTTCAATATGGTGCAAGCATTCTCCAACCCTGTTGCGTAAAGCAGGAACTTGCTTTTCTTACCTCCTATTTCCGCTTGGGCAATATGCGGATATAACACATTATTTTCATTCTCGAACGCCAAACGGTTCTGATTGCTGACTTCCACTTCCCTGATACCGTCAGCTTCCATGCTGAAACGAATTTTCGCCAAAATGTCTTGGTCTATCAGCGTACCACGGTCGAAAAGAATTTCATTCCGTTCAATCGTTACTGTTTCACCGGTATCTTCATCAATGAAAGATTCCTCCCATGTTTTGAGGACACGTTTTGCAAGATACATGTTGAGCATCTTCTTTGGGTCAGATGTCACATACCGGATTTCTGTTTTTCTTGTTTCTATCATAACTAAATAAATTCTTGATTTCTTTGTATTTCCTGCTGGGCGTATATCAGCATTTGATGTTCATTTGCAGCCGGCAGATAGATACCTGCCACTGATGCACTCCAATTACGGAAACGGTCAATACTCAGGGTCATTTCACCTGTTGTCAGTTCGGCAGAACTGCGTAAATAGGTTACTTCATTGCCTTTCTTGTTGACCGTCTTACGTTCAAACAAATCACGGTTGCAAGTCCTCTTATAAAAATCAATTTTTGCTTCATCGAGGCTGCAACCGTATTCACTACCGAAATACCCTAAAAGAAGATGCAAGTAGCTGTTTTGGGCAAGCGTGCGGTTAGGAAGCTTCTTTTTTACTTCCACAACGGCCCGCTCCTTGAACAGTTTATTTACATACTCCTTAAACTTGGGTATTTGGTATTCATTTTTCAAGTCGTATATCATCCATTTCCAAAGATTTTAGTATCGGTTATAAGTGCTCTGTTTTCTTCCAAGAACCGGATAAACTCCTCACAATGATTAGTAAGAATAGGAATATCACGTTCAGGATTGAAAACGTATGTTTCTGTATAGGTATCTACCACATAGCCGCCTTTGTTGAACTCTACAATGTTATACTCAAATGTCCGTACATCAGAACCGTTCTTCATTAAAGCGTATGGATATACTAAATGCTGGTGGTGATCTTTGAACTTTCCCACGGTATAACTACCGGTTGTTTTGATGTCGTGAACACTGGTAGGCATCAGTTCGTCAATCAGACCGTAAACCAATACATTGCCGTATGCAGTCGGAAGGATTGCCTCTACACGTTGCTGCGTCAACGCCCCTTTGTAGTAATTTGCGAACTCACGACAAAGGGATATAGGAAAGACAAATGAACGATTGTTATAAACGGCTTTCAAGGCTATAACCTTTTGCTCGCCATTCCCTATATCAGAATATATCTTTTCTACCTGCACCGTTTCAGATTTCCGGTTCTCAATCATACAGTCAATGACCTCATTAAAAGCCGTACCCTTGTCGGCAGCTTCGCTGTCAAACGGTTTACGGTTAATACGGTCTATCAGTTCTTGAAACTGCTTCTGCCGAAACTCTTCTTCCGTACATGGTGGATTCTCACTCCACCCATAATAACGCTCATATATGACATCGCTATTAAGGTAATTGAAGTAAGAATCCAATAATGTTGCATATATCTTATACTTAGGCTGCATCTGAATAAGTTTTAGTCTCTTTGTTAAAAATCAGTCCTAATTCTTTCGCCTTAGCTGCCAACATCATTGAGGCTTTCATCTTTGAACTTCCCACATGGTTGAAATCATCAATATGGGCGATAAAGTCATTCGCTGAAGCTGCGTCGGCAACTAATTCTAAACAACCTGTTATATCAGATAGCACTTTGTTATATGCTTCTTGTTCAGCCTTTTTTGATTGCAACATAGTAAGATATGGAGCAATAATCCGAGTAGAGATAAAATCATTCTTGGTCGTCGGATTGCCGTTTTTGTCAAGGATGGTAGGTACTTCCATCACTGAAGGCAAGTTACAAGTATTCTTTCCGTCATTCCTTGATGTCGGATCGAAAGTAATAGTACGTCTCTGCACTCCTCTCTCACTCTTCATTTCCAAGTAACCTAACAAATCAAGTTCGGTGACGATGGAGTTGTAGGACTTCTCACGTAAGGCAGGAATAAACACCGTATCATCACCCTCTTTTCTTGTGTCACGATGGGCAACAAAAATGATATGTTTCTTCAGACTTGATAGCGTTCTTGTCATCCAAGAAAATTCAGCATTGATACCGCCCCAATCTCGAATAGATGGCTGCCTGGTTCCACATTTATAAGTGATGATAAAATCCATCATCTTACCAATGGTATCAACCACAATAGTCTGATAAACAGACAAATCTTCTTGCAAAACCAGCTGAACATCATTCCAAGAAGTGACCTGTACAGTGTCAATATTCTCCAAATGAGCCATATTCATACGCTTAACACCATTGTCAAAATCCAACAACAGAGGCTTTGGTGCACTCAAAGCTACTGTGCTCTTACCCATACCTGCTTGACCGTAAATCATCATCTTTACGTTTGTTGGAATATTCAATTCCGTTGATTTTCTGATTAAACTCATGATTGTTATATTTTTAGTTAGTAATTATATTAGAGACTTCAATAAAGGATCTATACCATCCTTCAATTCTTTAAGTTTCTTCAGCGAATAAACTTTAGGACTATTCCTATGTACACCAGCCCTTTTCCAAGTCAATGCTCCCGTAGCGCACTGATGAGCCAACCACCTTCTACCAAATCCAAGTCGTATAGCTTGCGTTTCCGTAATCTCATCAATGACCGGATCCTTGGAGATCGCATATTCGCTAACCGCTTCCTTCGCAGCTGCTTTTATTATATTCTGTAATTGCCAAACATCAATTTCCATAAAGAAATGGTATATCTCGCCCTCTCGCTCTTACACGGACACGGGCGATAAGTTCTACATTCGTGTTAGAACGGATTCGGACTCTTTGCCGTTTCATGTCTAAATGACTATCAACACAAAGAATAATCAAAAGTACACAAGCAACAAATGATCTCATGGCCGGCGAAAAGTCCAGCGTCAACCGGATACCTGATATCCTCTCGGCTAACTTTAATGCCAACTCCCTCCCATTCCGAACACCCAAAATTAAAAATGCTGTCTGAAGCTGGTTATTTATCGTACTTACTGCACGATGCTTCAATACGGCAATCTCCTTTTTTTCATACCCGGCTGCGTACATTTGTGCTGTAATGTCACATTCGGGCGTTAACTCGGTAAATACTTTCATAATCGTGTGTATTTAAAGTTTGAATCAGGAATCTCTAAATACTGTAACTATCCCTTTCGGAACATTAGTTTCCGATCTCCACTTATGTCCATTTTTGTACCCTTGTGCATTAAGCAATGAAACATTGTTGCGCACTGTGCAGACTTTATCGATAGGAAATTCTACTTTCTTCCCTTTCTTTAAGTCTCTCATACGAGGCATAATTTCCACTTTTTTCTCCATAAACTGATTATATTTAATTGAATGTGGACGGAACCGGTAACGATCCGGCATACACACTTCCGGCTGTGTGCAGAGCATTCCATACGCCCGCCCGTTTGCCGGGGTTTTCACCCGGCTGCTTTTGCTAATCTAAACACAAAACGAATTAAACAACTTCAAGAAAAGCCTTAATAGCCAACATTTTCTTTTCAGCTAACACTTTGGCTGCTTCTTCTCGATTTTTCCAATCTTTATAAAGTTCGAGGTCCTTTTTTGTACTTTCGAGGTCTTTATTAAGAGACGACACCAATTCAATCAGTTCCTCTCTTGTCATTTCTTCAATACCTTTTGTTTCCATATACATTATTATTAATAGTTACCAACTTTTTTCTTTATAAATGGCGATCGTTAGAATAACCGACATCACGAATGTTAATACGTGAAACGGATTAAAGAACATGCCAACAAAACAGGTAGCCGACATCAGTACTGCGCAGATGAATAAAATTAGCTGCACTCTTGAATAAAAAATTACCTTCATGACTGTTTGATTTGATTTGTGCCCTCCGGCTGATTCGATCAGTAGCTTCGCGCCTCTTCAGAGGGTTTTCTTAACTTTGTGGTGCAAACTTTAAAAATTAAGAAGTATGAAATCAGAAAAGTACCTGAGCATGGCTAAAGACATTCGTTCTAAAGTCGAAGATTTACTTGACGAGTATAACACCTTTGAACCATCAATAAGCAAGATGTTTCTTGATGGACAACCGTTATATGAACAAGCTATAAAATTTACCCACTTGGTTTATTCATTTGATCCAAATCTGCCTTTAAATAGAGAGTTGGTAGATCTGCCAAATAAATGCAAAGGGTGTATAATTAAAACGTTTCCGCAAGAAAACGATGTCTTTAAAAATTTCTTGTTCCTTTTGAAATGCTTCACTGATTATCTGGAGACTTTTCATGACTAACTTTCTCTCCGCGTAAAAGGTCCAAGTAAGAAGTAACCGCTTTCTCGGCATCTTCTTTTATGTACTCCAAATTTTTCAGACAATTGATTGGCAAATCTTCAACATGTATGGATATTGTCAATTGATTGTCTTTTTCTTGATGTTTTAGTTCAATGTTGTAATTCATGTGCTATGATATTTTAATTATCTTTTCTTCTTGCTTATTATTTCAAACCTCACAACGCCAAGTTCTGTATATGCGCCGTATTCAATCCAATATGTCCCACGAGCCGCGTTTATTTTAGGATCATATTTACTATCAAATAATAGCGTCTTTGTGCTACCATCAATATAATGCGCACTTACTTTATATTCATAAATAGGCATTTTGGAGTACCTATAAAGGCCTATAGCAAAAACTATAAGACCTGATATAGCGACAGCTATTAAAAAGTTTCTTATAATAAGATAAGGTTTGTAACCATCGACATATTGATGAAAAAAAAGTGCTCCAAAAGCACCACCTGCGAATATAAATACACCTAAAACTTCCATATCATTTATTTTATTTGTACCCGGCAGCCCATCCGATAGGCAGCGTCGCGCTTTCAGAACCAGGTTGTATTTTGAAAAGAGGCAACGGTTAACCAATGTCTGACACATAACACCGCAAGGAACTTGCCCCTTTGACAATTCTTTTATCTATAATGTATCCCTGTGGGTCATGGCTCAAAGCTCACCACGTTTATACATTATACTTTGTAATCCTTTCGCTTAAACTCCATTTCTGCGAGTGCTAAGGTTGAAATAAGACAAAGAACTTACTGTGGGCGTCCGGGAATCGAACCCGGTCAGAAACGCCTTTCTTCACCAGCCGAACACTTTCGACTCATGCCCTTTGCTTTAGTAAATCGTTATGAAGTTTTCTACTTTGAACGATCTGAATCCGTTCGCCTCAATATCGAAATAGCGAACCGTCTTGTAGTTTTCAGAACCAGTACCTTTGATAAGATTCTGAATGTCTTTAAGCGTACCTTTGGCTTTGCGAAGTGAACCATCAGACTTTTCATAGGCGAATGATACGATACCTTTGTGCATTTGTTTTGTCAAACGGTACAATGCCCATGCGCGTGAAAGACATACCGCGAACGCTTTACCTGTTGCTTTCATAAGTTCGTAAGCCATGCAAAATACTTTGTGTCTAAAATTTGAAGTTTTCATAATCGTGTGTATATTAAAGTAGTCCAAAGACTACCGGTTAAAACTTGATACAATGTGGTGAAACTTTGCTTTATCCACCCCTCTAAATGAGGCTTCATTAAGAATGTGATCAGCGACATTATCATTAACCTTGATTGCCTTTAGCGTATTAATATCAATATGATAAGGTTCGTCGGTTGGCTTTGCGAGAGGCACGTAGCCTGTAAACGGAAAATTTCGTCTGCCGATTGGCCAAACTATATAACCATGAGGATATTCATCTACAATCTCGAAAATATCTTTACGATTGTAATTCTCAGTAACTAATATATTCATAATCGTGTGTGTTTATGTGTTAGTATAAATAGTTGTTCATTGCTTCGTAGCCACCAAATATTTCGGCAACAGGATCGTTAGACCAATCCAGTGGGGTGAGATATTCAACCTCTCTTTCGAGAGTTTCTATTTCATCAGAGAGGATTTTCACGATCTCTGACTTGCTGTCTACATTATATACATAGCAGACTTCTTCTTCGCTAATCGTGCTCAACGCTTCTAACTCGCCTCTTTTGTTTTCGAGTTCTGCTAATGCTGTTTCATAAGATCGTGCCATAATCGTGTATTTTAATATGTTCGTACTATTTATTTGCATCAATCCGTTTTGCATCTTTGTATCGTGATTGAATGATGATGCAAATGTAATCAAATATATTACAAGTAATACTTTTAGATTACATTATTACATCTTATTAACATTTTTGATATTACATACTAATTTCTGCTAATAGAAAACCTTTAATAACTTTATTATATGAAAATCAATAGATTAAACATTGGAGAAGAAGTCCGCAGAAAGGTAGAAGAAAGCGGATTATCAAAGGCTAAATTTGCTGAATTACTGGGTATTGCAAGACAAAACATAGAAAAAACAGTATTTCAGAAACATAGTCTTGATACTGATTTGCTATGTAATATTAGCGAGGTACTGAATTGTAATTTTTTCGATTACTATAAATCGGATGGCCTATGTAATAACAGTGATTACACGGTGCAAAAAGAAATTAAGGCAACATTGTCTATAGAAATGGGCAGTGAGAAGAAGGAGCAGGTACTTCGATTTGTGTTTGGTGATAATAATATTGAAATTTTAAATAAGTAAGATAACATGAAGCATTGGGAACGTTGGATAATTTATCCATTATTCGTCATAATAGCAATTATTTCATTGGCTTCATTATGTCAAGAACATCCAAGAACTGCTGGATTTGATTACATTGGAGTAATAGTGGGAATACTTACTTTACTTGTCACAGCACTAATTGGAGGACAGGTCGTAAATTATCTAACTTTTGAGAATAGAATAAATCGTAAAATAAAAGACGCTAAGGAAAAAACTAAAAGTGAAGTTGGAGAAGGCATAAATGATGTATTGTATCATAATATGTATTTGACATTCTTTTTTCAAGGCGTAACAGAATTAAGAAATACACAATGCGAAGCATCTTTGTATTATTTATTCAAGAGTATAGAGTGCTTAATGAAAACAAGCATAGATAGAGATAAAATAGACGAAATTATTATGAAAATAAAAATAATAGAAAAAGACTACCCTGCTACAAAGATAACTCAGAACGAAGCTAACGAATATATAGAAATAATAAAAACGATAGAGCACAAGGAAAAGAAGAATATTATTGCTTTTCTAAATAAAGCATCCATAAAATAACGATGCCATGAATTTCAATCAATACACATGGAATCTATATAAACAAACACTTAATATTCAAAAATAGATGGCAAAGAAAAAAATAAATAATAATATAAAATCCCATTATGATACATATAAAAAACTCATAGAGGGAGATAAAAATATTCTGATTTCTCCAATTATTGTTGATCAAATAAGAAGTAACCATAAAACAATCAAAGAAAAAACAGTCCCAGCAAAGCATGAAGCCTTAAAAGAAGAGTTAGAATTTATGGTACAAATAAAAGAAGATGATCCAACAGATTTCAAATTTAAGCTTAAATGCCCATCATTTGATAACTGTTACTTCTTTCGATATGATTCTGCAGGGACATGGCATCGTAATTCAAACCTTGACATTCCTATTGACCAACAACAAGTATCAACGCCTCATTTTCATAAATTCACACAAACAGGCGAAGAAATTGCATACAAAACAGAAATTTTAAACGATCCTCGACAGGTAAAAGCGTTAGAAGATGTATCTTTGTGTATTGCTCATTTTTGTATGGAATCTAACACTATGTACAACAATACAGATATACCTCAAATAGTCAGTCTATCACCAGGGACCCTACCTCTTGTTTACGAAAGTGAAAATGATCCATTAAGTGGAATAAACTTTTAATAAATAATGGAAACAGATATATTAAAAAATATTGTAGAAGTATATAGTCGACTTTGGAGCTTTAGAGAAAGAGGCGATACCGTTGAGATTATTACGCCTTGCTCTACAACAAACGACAGTTTTGTTTCTGTATTTCTTACACAAAGAGAAAATGAGTTTATCATAACTGATGGAGGATGGATCTCCGAAAAATATTATAATGATTTGATTGATTTGGAAGATGATCATTTTAATAGATTGTATGAATACTATCTTACGCAGTACAGCATATCTACACTTGAAGCAAAAGAGAGAATATTTTATTATAAAAAAACAAACAACCAATTACTAATACCTAATTTAGTTTATGAGGTATCTAATTTCATTTCCATAATAATAAGCTCTTCATTTATTCAGTTTGAATCTAAAAAAGAGAAAGATAGTATCAAACGATTCAGAAGAAACGCAGACAATTTTATAGCTTCTTTCAAAAACAAAGATCAAGTTAAATTTGGGCAGTCTATTCATGAAAAATACAGTAGAGTCAAATTCAATGCTGTAATAAGAAATAATGATAGACTATCTTTAATCAATTATATAACAGGAACAACAGATTACAATTTTATCAACAGCATTGGTAAAACCAATATGAATTTTGAAATTATTGACAAATCAGGCATGACAGATTTTATAGACAAGAAAATTGCTTTAATAAATAATATGGCATCCGGTTATAAAATTGATAAAATTGCACCTTATTTAGAGTTTATGGGAGGAAAAACTCAATTTGAAATAGTCTTATGGAGTGAAAAAGAAAAAATAAAAGAACTTATATAACACAAGGGATAGATTCTTTTATTTTTGTATAAATCACAAAAAAACATTATTAAACCAAGATGAACAAACTCATACTATTTCTAATACAAATCATCTTTGCGTTTACCTTAAACGCCCAAGATATAACAAAATATACCACAACGAACCTAAAGATGCGTTACGATGCAAATGCGCAGTCTGAGGTATTAATGGTAATCCCCAAAGGTACTCCTGTTACCATTGCGGAAGATTGTGATTGCAAATGGATACCAGTTCAATATAATGGAACAGTTGGATATGTTTCTACAAAATACCTGTCAAAAGAAAAGCCTTCACTTGATGTGAAGATCAAAAGACAGATAAAATATTACACCAATTCAAAAGGAGAAAGAGTGCAATCACCTACCAAGTACAGTTCTGCTCCTGCTGGCGCAACAGCATTATGTAGAGATGGTACATATAGCTTCAGTAGAAGTAGACGGGGAACATGCTCGCATCATGGCGGAGTTAAGAAATGGCTATGACAAATTCAACAAATTGAAGAACAAACTAAATATAAAGATATGAAGAAATTATTAATACTACTATTTTCCATACTAATATTCGGCAGTTGTACCACCAATTACTTTTTATGTGAAACCGCAGGCCCTGTAAAATTATACACATCGCCAGATACTCACTCAACTTATATAGAAATACCTGTTGGCAAAAGTTTAATTTCAACAGGGAAATACAAGAAGTACAGAAAAGCTAAATACGGTAACAAAAGAGGTTATGTATATAAAACAAAATTCCTATCAGAAAAGAAAATTTGTTCTTTATCTGATTGGGAATTTGACTCTGAAACATCTACGTATAAATATTCACGCTTTAATTATACGCTTAATAATTCAAAATATAAGTATAAGTCAAAATCAACAGGTGGAACTGTCCAAGTAAAAGGCTATTATCGGAAAGATGGGACTTATGTTAGGCCACATACAAGAAGGGCTCCTTTCAGGAAAAGATAATAAACTAAATCATAAATAGCATGAAGAAAATTTTATTTTTAATGATAATTATAATCACCTTCTCCTGCGGAGGTGGCAAAACAGAAATAACAGGCGCAGATAAATATATCAACACCATCACAGGATTCACCTGTGAAAAAGCAACTGTTACCGATAACGGCTATTTAGTGATTGCCATTGACGCTGAATCTGCTTCCGGATATGATACGCTTGCTTCACAATTTCTTGAAGAAGCTAAAAAAGAAGGTGTATCTGGACTAAAAGGAGTATTGATCGTCGATATAAAAAACTCGAAGTTTGAACAAGGAGCTGTTGTTGGCAAAAGAATAGGGAAAGCTTATGAATAA